GCGAGACTGCTGCCCAGAAAGAAATTTTTGGCAGCAGTCAGTCTGTAAGAAATGCTTTAACAAAAGCGGAGAAAAGAAACCTGATAATAAAAGAAGGTAAAAGCAAAAAGAAGATCTCTATTAACCCGGAACTTAAGGTGCAAACGGAAGGAAACATTTTACTAGACTATAAAATTGTAAGAATTGAACCCAAAGAAGTTTAAAGAATTCATCAGTGAAATCTCTGAGGAAGGAGACTACGATAAACAGTTAGTTTCTGAGGTTTTAGATTTTTACTGGAGTAATGTAAGAAAAAGTATTTCAAGTGTAGCTTACCCTAGAATTAATGTAGAAGGACTAGGAGTTTTTAGAATAAAACCTACAATACTTAAAAAGACTATTGAAAGCTATAAAACTACTATGGGTGGTTTTAAAAGTCCTAACTTTCAAGCATATCCTAGATACCAAGCTTTAAAAGATCGATTAGATATTTTAGAAAAAGCTTCGGAGGAACTTAAAATTGAATATGATAGATTACAACAAATAAAAACAAGCAAAAATGGAAACGTTTCTGGAAGTATGGAAAAAGAAGGGTAAGATTTTTGAGGGTATCAAAAACTCTATCTTTAAAAATGAACATGTTGAAGAAGTCGCAAATTACCGTAATGAAATATGTCAAAAATGCGATAGCATTGACAGAAGCGGTGACAAGTGTTTTGCTCCCGGAACTCAACCCTGTTGTGGGGTATGTGGTTGTTCACTCAGATTTCTTCAAAGATCTTTATCTTCATCATGCGAAGCGGGTAAATGGAAAGCGGTTTTATCGGAAGATGAGGAGGAAAAACTACTTAAAAAAATTGAAAAAGATGTCAGTTAAATTTTTACCAAAAGAACATAAGTACGTAAGTACTACTGATGATAAGATCAACTGGTCAAGTGTTACATCTATTATTTCTAAATACAAGGAACACTTTGATGCAGATGCAATAGCACTTAAATCATCAAAGAACAAACGTAGTAAATGGTATGGGATGGATCCGGAAAAGATCAAGTCTATATGGAAAGATGAATCAGACCGTGCTATTGAATTAGGTACCTGGTATCATAATCAAAGAGAAGCTGACATCCTTGACTGTAAGACTATCAGGCGCGAGGGGTGTGATTTACCCGTAGTTAAAAGTTTAGAAATAGATGGTTACAAGACAGCTCCTAATCAGAAACTTTCTGAGGGTGTCTACCCCGAGCATTTTGTTTATCTAAAGTCTGCGGGTATATGCGGACAGTCAGATAGGGTAGAGGTTGTTAATGGAAAGGTGTTTGTTTATGACTATAAGACAAACAAGGAGATAAAAAAAGAATCATACAAAAACTGGGAGGGATTTTCTAAGAAAATGAATTCACCTTTAAATCACCTAGATGATTGTAATTATAACCACTACAGTCTACAGTTAAGTATGTACATGTATATCATTTTAAAACATAATCCTAAACTTAAACCAGGGGGTCTTATTCTAGATCATGTAATCTTTGAAGATATTGGTATAGATGACAGAGGTAATAAGATTCACAAGTTAGATAATAATAATAACCCTATTATTTCTAAAATTGAAAGGTATGAGTTACCCTATATGAAAACTGAAATAATTTCTATTATCAGGCACTTAGAACAATGATGTTACAGCTAAACCCTATGGTACCAATCATAAGGGTTTCGGATAAAATGGAAGGGTATGCTTTTTTAGTTATAGACTATAGTCAAGAGCATGACCTTCTATTTACATGTGCAATGGATGACGGAGAGATATGGACTCTGAATAATAAAGAAATACGATTTTGTAAAAACATAAGCTTAGACAGAAAATGATTGTAAGACTATTTGATATTGAAAATAATGTTGTTGTTCCGACAGAACATTGTTATACGCTCACTACACTAAAGAAGATAATGGATGAGCATCCGGATGACTATTTAAAGATATATCAGTATATCTTCTATATGACCTGTCCAAATCCAGATACAAATCCCTTTTTTAATATATCGGAAACCGATAAAGAGGAAATAATCATGCGTGAAATAGATGCTGAGTTTTCTACTGATGATAGTAGTATAATATCAGCACTTAAATTTTGCAAGGAACTATATGAAACTCCAACATCTAGAGCATACCGAGGTATAAAACAAATGTTAGATAAACTTGCTGATTATATGGAGTCTACCGAGATAACTCACGGTAGAGATGGTAATATAAATTCACTTGTAGCTGCTGCTGCTAAGTTTCAACAAATTCGCGAAAGCTATAAAGGTGCCTATAAAGATTTGCAAGATGAACAGAAAAGTCAAGTACGAGGAGGTCAAGGTCTTGCATATGATCAACTAGATTAGTTTTAAATTACCGTATTTACCTGTATCTTTATAGTATGGGACGCACAAACATTGAAAAGACACCTCCTAAGGGGGATATTAAGTTCTCGATAACTTTATCTGAAGAACAGAAAAGAGCTAAAGAATTGATTATCAGCAAACCCTATAGTTTTTTAATAGGTTTTGCGGGAAGTGGTAAAACACTAGTAGCTGTTCAGATTGCATTAGATCTATACTTTAAAAGAAAAGTAAATAAGATTATAATCACTCGACCCACTGTATCTACGGAGGATAACGGTTTTTTACCTGGATCTGAGAAAGAAAAAATGGAACCTTGGTTGGTACCAATTAAATCTAACATGAGAAAGGTATACGATAAGGCAGATATTTTAAATAAAATGGAAGAAGAGGGTGCTATTGAACTAGTATCACTTAGTCATTTTAGAGGTAGGACTTTTGAAAATGCTGTATGTATTATAGATGAATTTCAAAATCTTACTAAAGCACAACTTCAGATGTGTGTTGGTAGATTGGGTAAAGACTCATATATGATATTTACAGGTGATGTTCAGCAGATAGACTTGAAAATAAAAAGTGATTCTGCAATTCATGATATTCCCAAAGTAGAGAAATCTAAGTTTGTAAATAAAATTATTCTTACGGAAAATCATAGACATGAAGCTCTTAATGAGATTCTAAAATTATTAAATGAGTACTGAAATATATCAGAATATACCTACCTATGAAGATGGTAATTGGACACTGACTAGCTTTGATAGTAGACAGGACTTTTACGACTTTGTGTTTTCTATTTTTAAGGAACCTGGTAAGTATGAGTTTGATGAAACTAGTAAGTTATTTAATGAACAAGCAAAACTCTTTAATAAAAATGGAGTGTATTGCATTGCACCATCCGGAACCAAAGACTACATAAAATACTGGGATACAGAAAAAGAAAAGTGTAGAAAAGGAGTTATTTACAAAGCAGGTACCAAAAATTGGTACATTACGCGCGACTATTATATGTGGTTAAACTTCCTACCTATATATAATAAAGAGACTCAGAAGTTTGGTTTTGCTGATGTTCGTGACGCACAATATCATATGTCACTATATGAAATTCTAGCTGAACTAGACTATAAACATTGTGCTATATTAAAGAAACGACAGATAGCAAGTTCATATTTTCACTCAGGTAAATTAATTAACCAGATATGGTTTGAGGAAGGGGTGACCCTGAAAATGGGTGGAAGTTTAAAAGACTATGTTAACGAGAAAGGTACCTGGAAATTTCTACAGGAATATGAAGCTTTTCTAAATAAACATACTGCGTGGTATAGACCTATGAACCCGCAGAAAGCAATGTTTTGGCAGCAAAAGATTGAGATTGTAAACTTCATCGGTGGTCAAAAAAGAAAAACAGAAAAAGGACTGAAAGGTGTTATTCAGGCAATGTCTTTTGAAAAGAGTCCAACAACGGGTGTCGGTGGTCCATCAAAATACTTCTTCCACGAGGAAGCTGGTATTGCACCTAGGATGAATGAAACCTATGAGTATTTGCGTCCTGCATTGCGTTCAGGTATGATTACAACAGGTATGTTTGTAGCTGCTGGATCTGTGGGTGATCTTAGTCAGTGCGAACCATTACGTAAACTTATACTTCAGCCTGACGCTAATGATATATATTCTGTAGAAACCAATCTTATAGATGGGATAGGTACTATTGGACGCAGCGGTCTTTTTATACCTGAACAATGGTCTATGCCTCCGTACATAGACGACTACGGTAATTCTAAAGTAGAAGAATCTTTAGAAGCTTTAAATGAACAATTTGCTAAATGGAAGAAGGATCTGGATCCGCAGGAATATCAGCTCCGTATTTCACAGCATCCTAGAAATATAAAAGAAGCATTTGACTTTAGAACTCTTTCTATTTTTCCTGCACACCTGGTTACAGCGCAAATACATAGAATAGAAGAGAAGCTATATCCGTACGAATTTGTTGATTTATATAGAGATATCAAAGGAGGTATAGTTGTAGAGACAACTAATAAACTTCCTATAATGGAATTTCCCATTAGTAAAAAAACTGAAGATAAAACAGGAACAATTGTTGTTTGGGAAAGACCTAGTAAAGAACCTGAATTTGGTACATACTATGCGTCAATTGACCCGGTATCTGAAGGTAAGACTACTACATCCGACTCTCTCTGTTCTATATACATTTACAAAGGTCCTGTAGAGGTAACTAAAAATAACGGTTCCGAAGTACAGACCTATATAGAAAGAGATAAAATTGTTGCTGCATGGTGTGGTCGTTTTGATGACATTAAAAAAACACACGAGCGTTTAGAACTGTTAATAGAATGGTATAATGCATGGACAATTGTAGAAAATAATATCCCACAGTTTATCACCTACATGATTGACAGGAAAAAACAGAGATATCTAGTACCTAGATCACAAATATTATTTTTAAAAGATATAGGTGCAAATGCTAATGTATACCAAGAGTACGGGTGGAGAAATACCGGAACTTTATTTAAAAGTCACATGCTAAGCTATGCTATAGAATTCTTATCCGAAGAGCTAGATCAGGATGTTACAAGCGAAGGTAAAGTTGTCAGAACTACTTACGGTATAGAACGTATACCAGATCCTATGCTTCTCAAAGAAATGATGGAATATAGAGATGGGGTAAACGTCGACCGTCTTGTCTCTTTTGCTGCACTAATAGCATTTTCTAAAGTGCAGCAGGCAAACAGGGGATATAAGAAAAGATATGAAGAAACTGCAGACGCAAAAAAATTGGATAATAATAATAAATTCAGTAAATTAGTTAGGAGCCCGTTCCGTCATATTGGTGGAGCGGCAAAACCTTTTGAAAATATGCGTTTGCCAAAACAAGCATTTAGAAATTTAAGATAATATGCAAATATATAACGCGCTACAAGTTAAAGCAGGTGCTAAGACAGAGTACAACAAAATGGGTACTCTTAATCAACCTATCCAGTTTTTACCAAGATCTAAGAAAGACAAAGACTGGGCAGCATGGTGTCTTGATTGGTTAGAGTGGCAAGGATTAAAAATGGTTCGTCGTAATGCACGACGATTAATGAAAAACTATAAACTTGCAAAAGGTATTATAGATAAAACAGACTATGTAATAGAGGAAGACAATGAGTACGCAGATCTGATTGATACATTAACAAAAGAAGATGCATCTGCATTAGAGCTTAAGTTCTATCCAATTATACCAAATGTTGTTAATACTTTGACTGCTGAGTTTTCTAAGCGCGTCACTAGAGTTACCTATGGAGCTGTAGATGAGTATTCTTACAACGAGATGCTTGAACAAAAGAAAGCTGAAGTTGAACAATTGCTGGTAACAGACGCTAAGCAGAAGATGATGGAGCGTATGATACAAATGGGAGCAGATCCAAATGATCCTGAATTCCAGCAGCAAATGTCCCCAGAGAATCTTAGAAGCTTACCTGAAATAGAAGCATTCTATCAAAAAGATTACAGATCTATGATAGAACAGTGGGCAGAGCACCAACACCGTGTAGATACTGAAAGGTATTATATGGATGAGTTGGAAGAGCGTGGTTTCCGTGATCTATTAATTACTGACAGAGAATTCTGGCACTTTAAAATGATGGAAGATGATTATGACGTTGAGCTATGGAATCCAGTACTTACCTTCTATCAAAAGTCTCCAGAAACTAGATATATATCAGACGGAAACTGGGTTGGTAAATATGATATGATGACAGTTGCTGATGTTATTGACAAGTATGGCTGGTTAATGACAGATAAGCAAATGGAAGCTATTGAACTTATCTACCCCGTGCGTTCTGCAGGATATCCTATTGGTGGATATCAAAATGACGGTACGTACTATGACGGTACAAAATCGCATGCATGGAATACTAACATGCCTTCTTTAGGGTATCGTCAGTTTACTTCTATGTGGGATAGCGCAATGTACGGTGGGGATATAGTTAACTGGATTATGATGGAGAACGAAGACTATCTAGATATGGGTATGTCAAACCTTCTCCGTGTTACTACAGTATATTGGAAATCGCAAAGACGTGTAGGACATTTAACCAAAATCACATTATCAGGTGAAATTGTTAGTGAAATAGTTGATGAAGACTATGTAGTTACGGATAAACCTGAATATAATGTGAGTTTGATAAAAAATAAAAACAAGCACACGCTTGTATTTGGTGAGCATATTGACTGGATCTGGATTAACCAAACATGGGGTGGTGTAAAGATTGGTCCGAACAGACCTACATTCTGGGGTACAAATAACCCTGGAGGTATTACTCCTATTTATCTAGGTATAAACCAGAACCACATTGGTCCGCTTAAGTTTCAGTTTAAAGGTGACAATTCTCTATACGGATGTAAACTTCCGGTTGAGGGATCTGTATTCTCAGACAGAAATACTTATTCAAGGTCTCTTGTTGACTTAATGAAACCTTTTCAGATTGCATATAATATTGTTAATAACCAGATTGCAGATATTCTAGTTGATGAACTAGGTACTGTAATTATGCTTGACCAAAACTCTCTACCTAGACATTCACTGGGAGAAGATTGGGGAAAGGGTAACTTTGCTAAAGCTTATGTTGCAATGAAGAATTTCCAGATGTTACCTCTGGATACTTCTATAACTAATACTGAGAATGCTCTAAACTTTAACCATTTCCAAAAATTGGATATGTCACAGACAGAGCGTTTGATGTCTAGGATTCAGTTAGCTCAATACTTTAAACAGCAAGCGTTTGAGGTTATAGGAATTACACCACAGCGTTTGGGTCAGGAAATATCTAGACAAACTGCTACAGGTATAGAACAATCTGTAAATGCTAGTTATGCTCAGACAGAATCTTACTTTATACAGCATTGCGATTATCTGATGCCGCGCGTGCACCAGATGCGTACGGATTTGGCACAGTATTATCATTCAACAAAACCATCAACAAGACTTAACTATATAACCTCTCTTGACGAAAGAAAAAACTTTGAGATAAATGCTACAGACTTCCTTCTTCGTGACGTTAATGTTTTTGCCACTACCAAAGCAAATCAAAGAGCGATTTTGGAGCAGCTTAAACAACTTGCTATTAACAATAATACTGCTGGTGCTAGCATCTATGACCTTGGTAATATTCTTAAGTCTGACTCCATTGCAGAAGTTAGTCACATTCTCAAGAAGACAGAGCAAAAAGCAGATCAAATAAGACAACAGGAACAGCAACAGCAACAGCAAATGCAGGAGCAAATGCTTCAAGCTAAAGAACAAGAACAGCAGATAAAGTTGCAATTTGAAGCCGAAGAGAGTGAAAAAGATAGACAAGCTAATATATTAATTGCTCAGATCAGATCTGCAGGTTATGGAGCAATGATGGATATTAACGAAAATAAGCAATCGGATTATCTGGATGCTATGGATAAAATTCAGCAGTCGGAAAACTATCAACAGACTATGTCATTGAATCAAGAAAAGGAAACTAATAAGATGATGCAGTCTAGAGAAAAGATAGCAGTTGATAGAGAGAAAATTAATGCTCAAAAAGAGATTGCTCAAACCCAGTTAAAAATTGCGCAAGAGAACAAAAACAGGTTTGACCTACCTAAGAAGACAGAAGAAAAAGATAAGAAAAAGAAGAAGTAGCTATATGGTGCACTTTATTTACACAAAGCAAAAAATTTTTAAAGTTTAGGTGCATATATTTGTTTATATTATTAGTGTAGCATTTAATTAAACCAACAAATTAAAATGAGTAAAACAGAAGAAAATACCGTAGTTGAGCAGGTCGATTTGGACCTTGACAACATCCTGGGTACCCCGGGTGCGGAAAATGTCATGCTCCCAGAAGAGAAAAAACCAAATGTCTTTTCATCTGGAAAACCAGACCTTTCTTTTATAGAGAAACCTGATGACGAAAAGAAAGAAGACACAGGTGACTTTGCTGATGTATTAAAAGATGTAGATCCTGAGGATGCATCACTTAGTACAGCACCCCTAGTATCAGATGAAGATACTAAAAAGACTCCTGGTCGCAAGTCTGTATCTAAAGATGGTACAGTAGAACTAGTTAAAAAATTAATTGACGCTGGTAAAATTGTCCCATTTGATGATGATAAACCTATTGAAGACTATACTCTTAATGACTTTGAAGAACTTCTAGAAGCAAACTTTGAAGAGCGTGAGCAAAAGATTCGTCAGAATACACCAGCAGAATTTTTTGAATCTCTCCCTGAAGAACTTCAGGTTGCTGCTAAATATGTAGCTGATGGTGGTCAAGATCTCAAAGGTCTTTTCCGCGTGCTTTCACATGTTGAGGAAACTTTTGAACTAAACCCAGAGGAACCTAATCATCAAGAAAGAATCGTTAGAGAATATCTTACAGCTACAAATTTTGGTACACCTGAGGAAATTCAGGAAGAAATTGATAGTTGGAAGGATAGGGATGAACTTGAGTCAAAAGCAAATAAGTTCAAACCGAAACTTGATGCAATGCAAGCAAAAGTTGTACAACAGAAACTTGCGCAACAAGAAGAACTAAAACGTAGACAACAGCAACAAGCTGAAGCTTACATGCAAAATGTCTATAATACAATTGCTCCCGGTGAACTTAATGGTATTAAACTTGACCGTAAAACACAAGAAATGCTTTATGGTGGGTTGGTACAACCATCTTATCCTAGCATAAGTGGTAGACCTACTAATCTTTTAGGACACTTACTTGAAAAATATCAATACGTAGAACCTAACCACTCTCTGATTGCTGAAGCACTTTGGTTACTAGCTGATCCAAACTCTTACAAAAATAAGATTATGGAACAAGCACAAAAAGCTGCTGTTGAGAAAACAGCTCGCATGCTAAAAACAGAAGAAGCACGGAGAACTACTGGTTCACCTGTAGTTGAAAAAGAAGAAGTAAAACAAAGAACAATCAAACGTAATAATAACTTTTTTAAACGATAAAATTAACCTTTAATAATTTAAGTTAAAATGGCAACTCCAGTTTTAAATAATGGTATATTTCTACGAGATACCAACTACGCAGCTAGTTCACACGTAGATTCATACCACCTGGTAAACATGCTGAAGAATGCAGAACCAATGGACATGGGTCCAGTTGATCTGTGGGCAATGGCGCAAAAAGTCGAAATGCCTCTCTATCAGATGTCTTCCTTCGGTGGTAAGAATGTGATCATGGTTGATAACGCAAGAGGTGAGTACAAATGGCAGACACCAGTTGTACAAGATCTTCCTTACGTTGTTGAAGATATTGAATCATCAAACACTACCAAAGGTATTGATGGTACAACCTTCAAAATTAAACTTTCACGTCGTGAGTTTGGTCATGGTGATATCATCACTTATGACAAGTACAACGGTGTGGAGATGTATGTTGTTCCCGATCAAGACATTATTCCACTTGGTGATGGTTTTATTTACACTGTACAGCTTGTAAATAACGACAGCACTAAGTTCCTAGATAATAAGTATCTTGCTTCTGGTACCAAAGTATTCCGCAAAGGTTCTGCTCGTGGTGAGTACGGAGAGCGTTTCTCTGATATTCAACTGCAGTCAGGTTTCCGCGAATTCTACAACTTCGTAGGTGGCGCTGAAGCTCACGTACACTATTCTATTTCATCACGCGCTGATCTTATGATCAAAGGTGGTATGAATGCAGATGGTACTGTACCTGTAACTGAAATCTGGAGAAACTTTGACCAGAACATGGATCCTTCTATTACTAACCTTGAGAACATGGTTAGCAAAATGGGTAAGGACTATGTAAAGCGTGCAATGTCAAACGGTGCTCTTTCACGTACCTTCTTGACTACAATGGAAGCTGCTCACTTGACTAAAGTAGCAAATGACATTGAAACCTATCTGATGTGGGGACAAGGTGGTCGCGTTCGTCAGGACGGTCCAGATGATGTTCGTTTGTCAGTGGGTCTTTGGAAGCAGCTTGATAACTCATTCAAGCGTGTATATAACAAATCTGGTTTCAACCTTGATTTGTTCCGTTCTGAAATCTACAACTTCTATGCTGGTAAGGTTGAGTTCAAGGGTCCAGATCCTAAGCGTCAACTTATTGTACAAACCGGTATGGGTGGTATGAGAATGGTTAACGAAGCTATCAAGAAAGAGGCAGTTAACTCAGGTCTTGTAATCCAAGCTGCTGATAACGCTGGTATCGGTGCTATCACTGGTAAGGGTATGGATCTCGGATTTGGTTTTGCATACACTTCTTACGTTATTCCATTCTTGGCAAACGTGAAGTTTGTATTGAACCCTGCATTCGATAACGTACACACTAACGACATTGAAAACCCAATCATCGATGGTTTCCCATTGTCATCTTATAACTTCATCATCTTTGATATCACAGATAACACCAACGACAACATCTTCTTGTTGAAATTGAGCTGGGATAACCAATTGAAGTGGTGGTACCAAAACGGTACAATGGACTACATGGGTCGTACCCAAGGATTCCAGTCTTCTGGACAGTTCAACGGATACCGTGTATATATGACACAAACAATGCCTGCAATCTGGGTAAAAGACCCAACCAAGGTGTTGAAGATCGTTATGAGAAACCCTGTAACCGGCGGATCATTCTAATGATTAATATTATAAAAGGGGGAGGGAAACCTCCCCTCTTTTATATTTGTAAAACAATTTAATACCT